ATACCATTAGATGCTACTATATATTCTATGGCTATGTCTTTACTTAAGTATGGAATAGTTGTAGTACATAAAGTAAGAAAAAGAGTATCAGATGATTTAGCAATAGATAATAAGAGGAAAAATAGGGTAGTGAAGTTTAGGGTATTAAAACCACATAAATTAATGTTTTATATAGATGACGACGGTGCTATAATGTCAGTAATGGATTATAGTAATACTAAGATATCAAGAAGTATGACCAGTAGATATAGTAAAAATAAGATACCAGGTATACCTATAGAAGATATCATGATAGGATTTATGAATGATCCGGGAGATGAAATGTTTCCGGAACCTCCTTGCTTTCAAATGCTTGATGATATATTAACATTACGATCTATAGAAGAAACAGTAGAACTATTAGGGTTTCAATTCGGATCCCCTATATTACATGCAGCCGTAGGGACTGATGACTTTCCTGCTGGTCCAGAAGAAATAAGTTCAGTAAATAATGTGCTTGTTCAAATGGCAGCCAATGGAATGGTAACTACAGATCATAGAACAAAGATAAATGTGGTTAACCTACAAAGTGGTATAACTAACTTACTACCGTATTTAGAATACTTTAAGAATAGAGTGTTAATGGGGTCCGGAAGTTCTCCAATATCTGTAGGTGAAGGTAACACTGCGAATAAAAGTACAGCCGGGTTTATAGATGATGCATTAGTTGATCACTGTATACTAATATCTAAAGCTATAGTTGATCAAATTAATATAGATTTAATACCTGATTTACTTGTTAAATCAGATGCTCCTGTAGAGCTTAAAGATTTATTCGGAGCAGATGGGGACCTTAAAGTTAAATTGGAATTTAATGAAATGAAGCTTGAGAAGCAGATAGCTAAAGCTAATAATATTATAACTATCTTCCAAGCTAATCTAATAACTAGAGCAGAAGCTAGAAAGAGATTAAAAGAAATACCATTTACTAAGGCAGATGAATTAGATACCTATTTAAATAAAGTACAGATCCCTCTAAAAGAGGGAGGTACTACTAGTGTAGATAATAAATCTAAGAATACAGCTAAACCCCAGAATCAACATACCGCTAGTCCTGTTCCTGCTGGGGGTAAGTAGATGGCGAATCCTATTATTGATTCTTTAAAAAGACACGATACAGGTTGGTGTCTTACATCTACCTCCCCTGTTTTTAGTCACTTCCATGTTATTATAGAACTTAGGGATATTAAATTACTATATAAGGAAGGTGAAATAGACGAAGAAGAAGCAATATCTAGATCATCTATAGTAATTGATAGTTTAATTCTTGCTATAAATTATAAGGCAAAGTTATTTAAATCCTGTGTAAAATCATTACAAAGACATAAAAATGATTAATATTAAGGGTTATGGTTGTAAAACTGTTACAAATGAAATAAAATATGAGGATAGAATAAAACTATGGTACACATAAAGTTTTATCTATAATATAACATATATTAATAACAGAGGTTTGTATGAGATTAAGTATTGTAAATTATGGACTAGATTTGGAATCAGAGATTCCGAAACACTCCAAGAAAGAAGATGATGCGCTAATTGCAATAGCTAAAGACATAATTGATAAATTCGATTATGGTACAGGTGCGATCATAGTATCTGAAGCTTTCCATACCGATTTAATAAATGGTAACAGTAGAAAATACATGTCCAAAGATATGAATGAATCTATAAAAACATTCTATAACCCACATCCTACTCCATTCCTAATGCATCATGATTCGCACATGGGATTATCAGTAGGTACCAATCTATATGCAAGCTATATCAAACGAAAGAAAGAAACACCAGCAGGTATGGCTTCTGGGTATGGTAAAGTAGTTACCTTTGTATCTTCCGATGCTATGGTAGGTGAAGGTGGGCAACAGCAACGTGCAATCGATGCTTTAAGATCTAGACGACTCCTTACCGTGTCCATAGGTTCTAGAGTTTCAGATGAGAATTACAGATGTTCTATATGCGGTAATCCTCTATATAGTGAAGAATGTGAACATAGACTAGGTAATATATATGACGATGTCTTATGTAGTGCTGATGTATATAGTCCACAATTTAGGGAATATTCCAGTGTATATGACCCCAGTGATATATACGCAGCAATACGTAGAATGGATGTAACTGAGAATGCAGGGGAGGTAGACTTAAAACATGTAATCGATCAAGAACCAGGAATGGGTTATGTACAGATGTATGATGTTAATACTAAACCTCATTTTATATCAAAAAAAGGTGGTGATAATATGGCAGATAACAATGATGCTAATGATTCTAATAAGACTTTAGATGGTCTTATTAAAAGATACGAAGCACAATTAGAATCTAAAGATGCTATTATCGTTTCTTTGGCTACAGCATTAGAAAGCAAGATAGCCACTGGTACTGAGCTTGGAGCAAAAATAGATGCTATTTTACTTAATCTGAAAATTGATACAGTAATACCAAAAGCGCCAGTAACTCCAGTGATACCTGAAGTAGTAGTGGACCCGGTAGTTCCGGTCACTCCAGTAGTACCAGAGGTAGCAGTTGTCCCTGTAGTGCCAGTAACTCCAGTAGTACCTGAAGCAGCGGTGGCTCCAGTAGTAGCACCAGTAGTAGCTCCGGTTATACCTGAAGTAGCGGCTCCTGTAGTTCCTGTGACTCCAGTAATACCAGAGGCAGTAATTCCTCCAGTAGTACCAGTAGTTCCAGATAAAGTAGACGATAAGGATGATCAGAATGATAATACCAATTCTGGTGGTAATTTAGAATTAAGGGATTTCCTTAACACAAAGAGAAATCTAAGTGGTATTAAGTAATAAAGTAATTTAATTACTTATTATAAATTAACAAGAATTTAATAACGAGGTGAAATTATGAGTTCAGATCTTTTTTACAATCCAACAGGCCATTCCTTTACCGGAAAGCAGCCAATGAAGAGCGTAGAAAAACTATCGTATCTTAATAGTATTGAAGACTTGTATAGATATAACGGTGCAGAATCAATCGGTGCCTACTATCCAGTACGAACTCTTCCATCTATAGATATCGATATGGATGCTGAATGGCCAATTGTAATGCCGGCCGGATGTATTGTATCAGTTTTAAATATAGCTGACACAAACGCGTATGATGTAGATCATGACGCAGCCGGTATTAGAGCAACGGGTCTTCAGTATGTTTCTATTGGGGTAGATGATGTTGCACTAGAAAAATCAATAAACTATATGTATCCAAAGGATATAGCTGGTTTAATTGTACCATGTAATGGTGGTGTAGAAACAGATGATAGCTATACTGCTAATTGTGGTACGTATGGTATACTTACTTTATCAGGAGAAGTAGCGGAAGCAGCAAGTGATGTATTCACTAGAACAGCTAACGTTCCTGTTGGTATAGTAAATCACAGAGTATTTGCAGATATGAGATTAAGATATCTTAACTATGATGCAAGACAGGGAAGTAATGCTGATACTATTGCACTTGGTGGTGTTATATCAATACCAGCTATAGCAATATTCGGAGCAGGCGTTACAGCTACCGTATTAGCTGCAGTAAGAACAGCAGTTAACGCTAAACATCAATACCTATGGGTAACCGGTGCAAGTAAGGCAGCATGTGATGCTCTTGTGTATAATGGGTCTCAGGTAATATCTGATCCATACGGTAGATTTACTAACGCTGCAGCAGCAGATGCTAGTGATCGTGTACAGATATTCGGTAGAGTAGTTGAAACAAGAACTAGAGTACCATGGGCAATGGATGAGATTATAGATTCAGTTCCTGGCTCAGGTATGAAGGGAACAGATACAGGTGGTTTTACAGCAAGACTGTATAACTTTATTACCTCTATTTTGGCTAGTACTGCAGTTAAGGGACTGGCGTATTCAAAAGTTAAAGCAAATGTGAAAGCATCTATGTATACTAATATTCTTACGGACACAGCTACAGTTAGTGTAAGATTTGGTGCAGTTGATATCGCGTTTGGAACATTGAGATAAGGAGGATAAATTAATAATGGGAAAAACAATTTTGAATCTTGAATCATATAATCTTGATAAATCTTTGAACACAGTATCGTTAGATCCTGAATCTAAAAAGATACCAGGACTATATGACGAGAAAGGTAAATTCACACAAGCTGGTGAGGAACATATCTTAGCCAACGACATGGAGCAGATTGGTGAAATACTATCTGCATTCGAAACCGGTAAACTTGCTGGTAAACGGGTTAACATTAGTGAGCTTTTAACATCTAATGATTTTCCTCAGCTGTTTTATGCAGCTACTGAGATAATTATGAGGGAGTCAATCTCTCCTAATAGAGTAATCTCTGAAAACTTATTCACAACAATACCTTATGCTGGTAACGCAATTAATGTTACTATCAGAACATTAGGTGGAGTTGAAGTTGAAGAAGTACCAGAAGGAGCTCAATATCCAGAAACAAGTTCTGCTGTTAGTGATCAAGCATACAGACTAAACTTAGAAATTAAGAAGTATGGTGCTAAAGTTGCTGGAACAAAGGAACTTATTGAATCTGATAACTGGGGTATATATGCTTATACTGTGCGTTCTCTAAAGGAAGCATTAGATAATAAGAAAGAAGCCCTTTGTAGTAAAATGCTTAATGAACAAGCAGGTTATGACCTTATCGATAACGCTGATGCTGCTAATACTGAACTTGGTTCATGTACTGGTAGAGGAATAGATGGCGTTCAGAATGGTGCTCTTGGTCTTGATGACATTATGAGACTACTTGCATGGATGGAAATGAGAGGATATATGGTTGATACCATTCTTCTACATCCTTTTGCTTGGGCATTATGGGCAAGAGATACTGAGATAAGAGAAGTAATGATGGGTAATGGTGTTACTCATATTCCTCAGGGAAATGCAGCTCAAGGATGGGATATGCCTTGGGGTAGCCTTGGTACTCCTTATAGTAAATTCGGCGGTGCTGGTCCGGCTTCATTAGATCCTTCTGCTGTAAGTGGTGGTAACTGGAACAATATTGATCCAGTATATGGTAAATTAGGAATTGCTCCTTACGCATTCCCTAACCTTAGCCCTTTTGGTGCTACATATCAAACTACTCCTAAACATGTGGATAGAGTATTTAATATTCTAGTTAGTCCATTTGTACCTTACTATAAGATTGATGATGGAACATCTGCTGCAGATGGTAAATTTGCAACTAACATTATCTTTGCCGATAGTAATAAATGTGGTCTTATTCTACAGAAAGAGACTCCTAATATGGAACAATGGAACGACATAGAGCGTGAAATTGAATACATTAAGATACGTGAAAAATATGGCCTAGCTCTACAAGAACAAGGTAGATCTATAGCAATAGCTAGAAACGTCGT